CCCGCGCCTCTTTCCCGACCATGAAGCTGATGCACGGAACGGGCGTCAATCCGTTCAGCGGCTCTGATCTCCCCATCGGCAAGTGGCTCGACATGCGCGAGGACACGCGCGGCCTGTTCATGGAAGGCAAGATTTCGGGGCTGAACACCGAAACCGGTAAGTATCACTACGCGCTGATGGAAGATGGCGCACTGAACGGCCTGTCGATCGGGTACAAGACGCGAAAGTCGCAGCCCGGCAACGGTGTGGAGGTCAAGCGCCGCTTGCTCGATGTCAATCTGCGCGAAGTGTCGCTCGTTCCTGAAGGATCGAACGATCAGGCGCTGGTGACCGAGTTGAAGGCCGCGCGCCAACTGGAAGATTTCAAGGATCGGTTCGCAGCCGGGGAGCGGCTGACCGTGCGAGAGTGGGAAACGATGTTCAAGTCGGTGTTCCAACTCTCGAACAACGAGGCTGAGCGCGCCGTGCGCATCAACCTGAAGGGTCAGGGGGAACCTGACGGCACGGCAGATGAGGCGAGAGCCTTTCTTCTAGCCCTCCGGGGCTGACCACCACGGGCTTTCACGTCGCGAGACAGTTGCCCCTCCCTTAGATGGACTATTCATCATGACCACCGAGACGAAGACGGCGGCCGAACTCGCCACCGAAATGAAGGCGTCGTTCGACAAGCGCCATGACGAGGTGAAGGCGATTGCCGAGAAGGCGCTGGCCGAAGCCGAGAAGGGCATCCCGATGTCCAAGACGGCCAAGGAACTGGCGGATCAGGCGCTGATCGGCATGAACGAGGCCAAGACCCGCCTGGACGATATGGAGCAGCGGCTGGCGCGGCGCGGCAGCGGTGATCCGGTCGAGCAGAAGACGATCGGCCAGCAGTACGTCGACAGCGACGAATACAAGGCGGCGTTCGCCAACGGCGCGCGACAGGGCCAGAACGTCGCAATCGAGGTGAAGGCGATCACGTCGCTGACCACCGATGCCAACGGTTCGGCCGGCGACCTCGTCCGCCCCGAGCGCGTCCAGTCGCCGATGCAGTCGCTGCCGGATCGTCAACTGACGATCCGCAACCTGATCGCACCCGGTCAGACCTCGTCCAGTTCGATCGAATACGTCCAGGAGACGGGGTTCGTGAACAACGCGGGCATGGTCGCGGAGGGCACGCTGAAGCCCGAGTCGACCCTGAAGCTGGACCTGAAGAACGCGCCCGTTCGCAAGATCGCGCACTGGTTCCTCGCATCGGCCGAAATCCTCGCCGACGCGCCGGGCCTGCGCTCGATGATCGACAACCGCCTGCGCTACGGCCTGGGCTTCGTCGAGGACGTGCAGCTTCTGAAGGGCGACGGCACCGGCCAGAACCTCGCCGGCATCAAGCCGCAGGCGTCGGATTATGCCGTGCCCGCCGGCCTGACGGATGCCGCTGCGCCGTCGCGGATCGATAAGCTGCGCATCGCGCAGTTGCAGGTCGCGCTGGCGCTGTATCCGGCGGATGGTCAGGTGCTGCACCCGATCGACTGGGCCATCATCGAGATGATGAAGGACGGTGAGGGTCGCTATCTGATCGGCAACCCGCAGGGCACGCTGGCGCCGACGCTGTGGGGCCTCCCCGTCGTGCCGTCGATGGCGCAGACGGTCGGCGAGTTCACGGTCGGCGCGTGGAAGATGGGCGCGCAGTTGTTCGACCGCGAACAGTCGGGCGTGCTGGTGTCCACCGAGGACGGCGACAACTTCCGCCGGAACATGGTCACCATCCTCGCCGAGGAACGCCTCGCCCTGACGGTGTATCGCCCCGAGGCGTTCGTCGACGGCGCGTTCGCCAACGCCTGATGGCTGGGCCGGGGGTGTCCCCAGATTTGGGGACACCCCCGCGCCAATCGAGGATCCGATGATGACCGAGACGAAAACCTTCATCGTCAAGCGGGCGATGCACGGCGACGGCAAAGACTATGCCCGCGACGACACCCGCGAAATGACCGAAATCGACGCCGCCCCGCTGTTGCGGTCGGGCGCGCTGGCCCGCCCCGGCGAAGAACCGGCGACCCGCAAGCCAGCGGTGCAGCATACGTTCGGCACCCGGCCGAGCGTGGTGAACGACGGCGGCTATACCACGGCGATCGGCGACGGGATCATCACGCCCGACGCGCCCGCCCCCGCTGCCCCGGCGGCATCGCGCCGCAAAGGGGCGCAGGGCTGACCAGTTCGGGGCCGGTGTCCCCCTTTCGCCGGCCCCGATCCCCTTTCTGACGAGGTGCGCCAATGGCTGACGAACCCGTCACGCTTGAGCAGGTGAAGGATCACCTGCGCATCAGCCCATCCCAGACCGCGCAGGACAATTACCTGAACCTGTTGATCCGCGCCGCGCGCCGGTCGATCGAAAACGACATCGGCCGCACCATCTTTGCAACGCATCCCGACGTGGAAGCCCATGAGATGCCGGTGATCCAGGAGGCCGCGCTGCTGCTGATCGGGCAATGGTTCTGGAACCGGGAAGCCGTCTCCGAGAAGACCATGAAGGAAATCCCGAACGCGGTTGGCTGGTTGCTCTGGCCGCTCAAGACGCTGCGCATCTGATGTCGTCGGGCGGCATGAACGACCTGATCCGCGTCGAACGACCGGTCGCCGACACGTCGTTTGACGGGGCCGGCAGCGGCACTTGGGCGCTGGTCGACGAGGTATGGGCGGAGGTTGAGGACGCGCTGCCCAGTCGGGGCGAGCGCGAAAGCAACGGGTTCAACATGGCGGCTCGTCCGGCGCGCGTGCGGATGCACTATCGCGACGACATCGGCGGCTCGATGCGCTTCGTGATGCCGGGCCGCGTCATGCAGATCATATCTGGTCCAGCGAAGATCGAGCGCGGCGCGCGGGTCGAGTTCATGGTCGAGGATTACAGCCCGGCCGGTGGTGGGGCCTGATGCCTAAGGTGCGTGGTCGGGAGGCGTTCTACGCCGCCTTCGACAATCTCCCTGCCGAGATAGAGGAAAAGCTGCTGCGCGGTGCCGCCCGCGCCGGTGCTGGCGTGCTGGCGGATGAGGTGAAGGCCACCGCCCCTGCTGACGAGGTGCGGGAGGCGGTGAAGGTCCGCACGCGCAGCACGCCCGAACGCATCACCGGTGCTGTCACCATCGTCGGCGCATGGCCGCGTTCGCTGGCGATCTGGGCCGAACTGGGCACCGATCCTCACTACATCATGGTCGACGATAGCCAGCGCGGCGGCCGGAGCGTCCGCAAGGTCAACGAGCTGGCGAAGGGTGGAACGCTGGTCATCAACGGGCAGGCGGTCGGCAAGACCGTGTTTCACCCCGGCGCGCGAGCCAAGCCGTTCATGCGGGTCGCCCTCGACATGAAGGGCACCGCCGCCATCGCAGCCGCCCAGTCCTACATCAATGCGCGCATCACGCCCGGCGGGATCGTCGGCGATGCCGATACCGGGGATGACGCATGAACGGCTGCGCTATCATCGGGCATCTGCTGCGCGGCATGGCCGAACTGACCGCGATGATCCCGGCGGCGAACATCAAGGCGGGCGAACTTGAGGAAGGTCAGCTTGGCATCCTTGTCCGCACCGTCACTCTGATCGATCGCCATTCGCTGTCACACGAAGCCCTGCAACATTCCGTGGAGCGTGTGTCTGCGACCGTGCGGGCGAAGACGTACCGGGACCAGGTTGCCGCGATAACGCTGATCCGCCGCGCGTGCGCGGGCGTCGTTGCCGCGCAGATCGGCGAGGCCACGAACGTCGCTGTCCTGACTGCCGGGACCGGGCCGGATGTGCGCGGTCCCGGCAACACCTTTGAGCAGGCGCAGGATTTCCGCGTCAGTTTCAATGCCCCCGCCTGACAGGAGAAGCATCATGGCGACCAAGACGGAAAAGCCCCACTACGCCACGCGCGATTTCAGCGACGGTGGCACCAATCGCCAGTTCCAGCGCGGCGCGGTGATCGAAGCCGATCCCGGCGAAATCGCCAACTATGCCGCCGCCGGCCTCGCCACGATCGAGAAGCCGAAGGCCAGCGACCCCGAACCAGCCGCCCCGGCGGCCTGACCCCGCTTTCCTGCCCGCGACAGGACTGACCCCCGCCGGCCCCGCCGGCTTGCCAATCGAAGGATACGACTATGGGTGGCACGACTGCCGCGGGCTCGAAGCTCGCAATCTCTGCGGGCATCCCCGCGACACTGGATGTCGCCGGGTATGACGCGCTGACTTACACGAACGTCAAGGGCGTCGAGTCGATCGGCGGCTTCGGCGCTGCGACCGAAGTGGTGACGTTCACCCCGCTCGACGGCGCGGTGGAGAAGTACAAGGGGCCGACCAATTACGGCAACCTGACCCCGACCATCAAGGTCGACGACACTGACGCTGGGCAGGCGCTGCTACAGGTCGCCTCCGCCCCGCTGAACCTCGCATGGTATGCGATCCGTGTCACCAAGCCGGACGGCGCGATCCGCTACTTCCAGGCTGGCGTTTTCGGCTATCCCGAGACGATCGGCGCGGCGAACAGCATGATTACGGCTGCGCCGCAGATCGAGATCAACACGCCGATCGTGAAGAAGGCGGCGGCCTGATCCCCCTTCCGGCGACCGCGCGCCGGCCACCCCTATGCATCGGCTCGTCCCGCCCGTCGCGGGCCTGCGGGCCGGGTCGATGCACCATCCTCCCGCGAAGGAAACATCATGGATATCGCAAGCCTTGAAGTCGTCGACACTGCCCCGATCCACCTGAAGGACGCCGAGGGCAATCCGCTCTATGACGACGGCAAGCCGGTGCGCATCGTCGTGTTCGGTCCCGCCAGCGATCAGTATGCGCGCCTCGAAACCAAGCAGACGCAGCGTCAGTTGCGCCGCCTGGACGATAACGACGGCAAGCGCTTCGCGCTGACCGCTGACGAACGGCTTCAGCAGACGGCGGAAGACCTTGCCGACATCACCTTCGACTTCGAGAACCTGTCGTGCGGTGGCAAGACCGGCCGGGACCTGTTCCTCGCCGTCTATGGCAACCGCAGGCTCGGTTTCATCGCCAACCAGGTGACCGCAAAGCTGGGCGACTGGGGAAACTTCAAGGCCGCACCGGTCGCGGCCTGACCCTTTATGCCCGGCAACTGGCGTGGCTTAATGCCACGCCGCGCCCGCCCGCCGGTTCCGTGCGGGAAAAGACGTTCGATCTGACCAAGGCGCTGACCCGGTTCGATCAACAGAAGAAGGACGGCATCACGCCCCAGATGCCGCCTAATCCGATGCCCCATG